GCACCGTTGGCTGGCAGGTAAACAGGTGCTCCACCCGTGCCAACAACGATCGTCATTGTCGCTATCTGTGGGAACGTATTCGAGTTTGCGACCCAAACCGCATTAGCGAGGTTTCTTGGGTGCATCCGACTCCACATTTTAATTATGTTATTGTAGACAATCGTATCAGCTGCCTGGCCTGCCTCTTTAGCCTGGGATACAAGTGCGGGTGCTCCGAGTATTCCTAGCGGCTGGCCTGCTCCTGAACCTCTGATCACTGATTCGTCGATTTTCCATCCGAACACATCTCCGGCTTTCTTTCTCAGTAACGGCTCCATAGACACGACTGAATCCTCAAGCAGCTCGTCCGAGGAATAGACCATCAAAATCAGCTTTTGGAGTTTCAGTGTAACTTTTCCGAACTTGGGTTTCGTGGCCACCTTTGTCCCCAACTCCTCTTTCCAGTATGCCATCATAGCGCCATGCAGATATGATGTGTGAGTGAAGTCTTCCTGGAAAGGCATCCCGACCTGATTGGTCTGCATCGGAACTTTTGTACACCGGCTGATAAAATCTGAGTTTGTAAATCCACGTTCAAGCAGTGTCGCTGAGAACTCTTCTGGCACGAGGTATCCGCCCTGCTCTGGATCGCCGACTTCAAGACTTGGATCTCCGGCCTTGACTACTTTATTGTACGCCTTAACGCTTCCCTGCCAAGCATCGAATTTAGGTGAAGGCTCGGCTCCTCTCATGCCTGCGAGATAGACGTCTTTTGCATATTCGGCAAAGTAATCGTAGTTCCCTGTTTTCGACAATCCTTTAAGCTCGTTGTCTCCCGCCTTGATGTCTTTCTCACCATTCTGGCCAGGGAGTTTTTCGAGCTTTTTGATCTGCTCTTCGAAGGCGTCTTTGAGCTCATCGGATACAACATGCTTCATCTCTTCTCTGACGAGCTCTTTTAAGTCTCCGCATTTGACAAACTCGTCTTCTTTCATTTTGCGGTCAACGATGTCACCAACCAGGAACTTCAGCTTATCGACACTATCAATTTTGTTGTCTTTGTTTTCGTCTCCCAATTTTTTTCTCCTTACTTAAATTTGTCTGCTACCTTCCGTAAGCCTCAGCATCTCCAGCGATTACTGCTGTCCCTTGACATTTTTCATCGCCTGACCTGTCCAGCTTACCTCAGATAACCGTTTCATCTTCAGCTACCTTTAAAAATAAAAGCCCTGTTATGGGCTTTATGTTGCGTTATTACTTGAAATATGCCTTTTTTTGTGCATTTTCTGTTATTTTTCCTCTGTTTTTCCCAATATCGGCGTAAAGTGTTTATTTATATGCATTTAGCGGCTCCTTTAGAAGCTCATAGCGGGCCTTTGTCTTCTTGGGGTATAGGTTAGTATGGCTAAATTTCATCTTCCTTAACTCACTTTCCCTTTTCGCTTTTCCATGACTTCCTTTGCCAGGTCGTCCATGCTTATATCCTCGAGCACTTTTAGCTGGTCTTCTTTTGTTAGCACAGCTTCATCCTCCTTGTCAACTTTAACGTCTTTCATCAGAGCCTCAACATTTATCGTTTTGGAGTCATCGTGTTTTCCTTCTTCGGGTTTGTTGGCATCGAGCAGTGCACGAACCGCCGTGGTCGCTTCTTCCATTTTCTCCGCCACTTCGCTTAACATTTTCATGTTCTTTGCCGAGATTTCACGGCCAGCCTTTAGCTCCATAAGCTCCGATTTCATGCCTTCGATATTCTCAGCTATGCCTTCATAGAGTTCGGTTGTCATGATGGTCGTATCGGCTCTCTGGAGTATCTCAGTCCACGATCTCGCTGTGTATCCAAGATCAAGTTCCCGTGGGTTTTCGATTTCAATTTCGCCTTCGTTGTATGTGTAATCATAAAGGAAATATTTATTCGGCTTGCCGGCGGTGTTTATTTCAGCAACACAGTGCCCATCAGGATAGTTCACAGGATATAGATCTGCGACATAAATGTACTTATCTTTCGTTTCCTTCTTCCGAAATACAGCCCTTAAAGCTGAGGCAATATCCCAAGCTGAAGGATTGCCTTCTAAGTCCATGCCTTTTAGCCCATCACCGCCCTTCTCTTTGCCTTCTTCGCCACCTTCTTCCTCCTTGCTTTCTTTGCCTTTTTCTTTCGACTCCCCATCGCCTAATATCCCTCCAAGGTCAATGATCGTTTTGTCTTTTTTCCCAATTTCGTATCCCTCCAAATTTATTTCAAGCTCTTTGACAAGCTCGTCTGTGAGCTCATAGCCTTTCGCTACCTGCTCTGTGAGCGCTTCTGGATTGGACGGTACGCCAACGGCAGAGTATTCAAGCAACGCCCATTTCTCATGGACGTACATAACCTCACCTGGTTTTGGAGTGTCGCCCATTATAAACGTGAGCTTCTCATCAGGCTTTGGCTTCTTCCCCTTTAGCGGAGTAAACCCGACTGACCATGCCCTGAGAAAACCATCCCGGTATAGGTTGTATACTTTAGCTGCTTTCTCGTTTGACAACGCAAACTGGGTTAACGAAACAAGCCCTTTTTGGTCTTGGTTTACCCATACGTTTTTACCAACGATGTTATCTGGATCTGTGGGATCATGCGACCACAGCACCAATGGATTTTTCCTGTAGTGTTTAAGCTCCACGCCACTTGGTTTCATTATCTCATGGTCTCTATCTAGTGCCGCAGTCGAGATATAGTGGACAACTTGACCAGCGTCCAGCTTCTGCCTCGGAGTAGCCTTTGTAATTATCTCATCCTGGATGTAGAACTTCCTGACAAATGGGATGTCCGTATCACTCTTAAACGGCCAATCTCCCTTTAGTGTTTCATCGATGAACCCATCGACAATATCCTGGGCGGCGAAATTGACCTCGCTCAGGTTTTTTCTTTGCGTTATTAGCTCCCTCATTTTAAGCCTCCTTAATTTTCGTCATGCTTTTATATCTAAACCTGTTTTAGGATTGCCAACAGCGTACAGCGACACGAAACGTGAAGCGGAGGATGCTGTATCTCCTCATAGTCGAAAGCAAAATGGATGCCACCCAACATGGTTGAGCTCCCTTTTTTAAAGAACGGTTTATCTAACGCCATTGTAGTGCCGTCCATTGCAGCACAACCTGGACAGTTGTGCACTAAGATGCCTTCTGCAAAATATGTTTTTGCTTTATCCACTTCCAAGTTATAAACAAATAGTGGTTTACTTCTTTTGACTTTTGATGTACAATATCTAGCGTAATGATGCATTCTTGCAAATATTGCGGAAAAAAGTTTTCTTCTACTTCTCTTAAATCGATTTATTGTTCTGCGGATTGCTATCATAAGTCTACTATCACTAGGAAAAAAAGCGTTTGTAAACAATGTGGAAAAGTAATTTATTCTTATCGAAGCCGTCCAAGGAAATATTGTTCTCGTGCTTGCTACATGACCGCTCATAAGGAAGGGAAAAAAATTATAAAAATGTGCCCTGTATGCAATAAGGAGTTTTCTGTTTATAAAAACATTTCTCATAGATATATCGTCTGTAGTCGAGAATGCAAAACAAAATTTACGCTCTATAGAGAATGTAAGCGGTGCGGAAAAATATTTACTGCAAAAAGAGAAGATATTAAATATTGTTCTGAAGAATGTAGGCGTCCTCCTGTCTATATTCAATGTCTTCAATGCAAAAAAAGGTTTCGCATTTGCCCTAGCGAAAAAGGGATCCGACGTTTTTGTTCTTTTTCTTGTTATCGTAAACACTCTGGAGAAACATCGCTTGAAAAGACGATACGCAAATCTCTTGAGTTTCTTAAAGTTGATTTCATTCAAGAATATCAAATTTCTACTTATAGTATTGATTTTTTTATTCCACATCTTAATCTTTGTCTTGAAGTTGACAGTGAATATTGGCACTCTGATATTAAGAAAGATTCCATTAAAGACAGAAAACTTCTTGCCCTTGGTTATAAGGTAATTCGCCTCAAGGAGACCGATATTGTTAATTGCTCTGACATAAACCATTTTGTTTTCACAAGCTTGAAGTTTCGAGCCAGCAAGTAAATCCCCAGCATCAACCCATCCACGATTCATCTCAAAGACTGGATGGTCAGGAGTAGCCCTTAATGTCCTCTCGTTTGACATTTTGATTTCAGTTAATGGCTTATTGTATTCTCTTTTGTATGTATTTTTTACTCTGTTCCACCCAAGGTGAGTCAAGACAATCTCACCTATTTTTATATCCTCAATATTCCTTTCCCCCTTATCTGTCATGACTTTTGTTTTGGCTAGAAAACATGTTCTGTTGTCCATCGTTGCCAGCCATTGACGCCCCTCTACCACTCCGCTCTGTTTCATCCCTATTAATACGCCTCGGTTCGAAGCCTTGAGCACCTCAGTCCTGGCTATCTGCTCTGCCCTTTTAGCCGCTACCTCCATCGCCTCTTCAATCTTATCCCTTATTTTGGGGATAGAAAGACCATCGGCCAGAGAGTCCATGAGAACGACTTTTAGCCTGTCGTACTGGGTCTGAGTTATCGACCAGCCGGCGTTCTTTGCGTTCTCTGCCACCCATTTTATTGCCCTTGGGTCTGTATGATCAAACGACATCTCCACAGGAAGATCGTCCAGCACCATCACACCACCGTCTTTTAGCGGCGCTGCCGTATAGAGCTTGCCGTCCGTAGTAAAAATCCCCCTCCATTTTTGACGGCTAAATAGCCATTGATCAACATCGAATTTGGCATACAAGAGAGCTTCTGGCATAACGGCGCTTCTCTCTGTCTCGTCAGCTTCAACCCATGCTTTCCATGTTTTAATCAACGTCTTCATGGCTTCTGCCTGCCGTCTGGCCTCATTCCAACGGTCAAACGACTTAGGAGTCTTTTTGATGTTACCTAATACCTCACGCCCTATCTCATTGAACCGTTTCTCGAGCTGGGCTGTGTATTTTTTGATATGATCTTTATTTATCCTTAGAAATTGAGCATGAGTGATCTTCTTGACTAAAGCTTCATCGAACTTCTTTTTCAGGTGCTTGGGCAAATGTTCCTTCAGGATGAGGATAAACAGCTCACTCTTTACGAGCTTTACGAGCTTTACAGTATCAATCTTTGCGAAATTCATAGCCTTTCAAAAATCTCCTTCGCTATCCTTTTGGCAAGTTTACCCTCTTCCTCCTCCTCTTCCTCTTCGGGTTTAGGAGGAAGCAACGGCACCTTGGGTTCGGGCTCAGCGTTCGGGTCGAACTCAACCATGTTCGAACCCATAATCGGCATGTCCCCATACTCCTCATGTGGCTCTTTGCCGTCCTCTTTCCTCAGCTCGTTTATGACAGAATATCCGGACTTAAGATTAGCTTCCCTCTCTTTGAGCGCAAACTCCCTGTCTCCCGGGATGCAATCATCAAAAGCACAGAAGATATTTTCATCCTCGTATCTTATCAGAAGCTGTTCGTTTATCTTCTGCTCATAGACTTTGAGCTTTGGGTCAATCGTGTCCCTCATATACTGGACGTAGGCTATTCTTGCGTTGGCCAGGTTCACTTTATCTGGCGTAAGCAAAGCCATCGGTACACCGTACCCGCCCGCTATCTCTTCTCTCGTGAGCTTTCTCCCCTCGAGGTGTCCCAAGTCCTTTGGCTTCATTGAGATTTGCTTGTATTTAACTCCGCCCTCAAGCAACGCCACCTTGCCCGCTTGAGCCGCCCCGCCATAGGTCTGATTCCACTCTTTCTTTATTTTATTAAAAGTTGTCTTTGCCAGCACCTCGTCATCTTGAGTTTCAAGTACTCCGTCCGGTCGTGCCATGTTCGCAAATACCCCTCTCTCATACCTATACATTTCATCGTTTATGACCAACGGGTCTTGAAGCGCCTGCATAGGACTCAAGCCTATTAGCTTTGTATGAGGGTTTGGATATTTATGATGGACTACTTCATCTGCATCAAAAGGGATATCTTTCATTCCTATCCGGTGG